GGTGCGGATCAGCGCGCCGCGCAGGAACACCAGCGCGGTGGCGAGGCCGCGCACCGACAAAGCGGCAACGGCCAGCCCGGCCACCCAACGACCCGCCATGAAGGCTGCGAATGTCGCGGCATAGGTGGCAAGCCGTGCGAGGTTGTCGAAGACCGCCGTGATCGCGCCGCCGATGGGCCCGGTGCCGCGCGCCATATCCGCCAGCGCATTCGCCACGGTTTCCAGCGCCGGGGCGACGGCGGCGGTCAGTCGGTTGGTCAGGCCCAGCCAGATCAGGCTCAGCTTGGCAATGGCATCTCCTGTGCGTTCGATCTGTGCCGCGTCGGCCGCGCTTACGGCCACCCCAAAGTCCTGCACATCGCGCGCGGCGTCGCGCAGGGTGGCGCTGTCGATCCGCAGGAAGGCGAGTGCCGCCCGGTCGCCGAAGAGGTCGGAGGCAACGGCCGCCCGCTCGGCCTCGGGCACATAGCGGGCCAAGGCGTCCTGAATGGCAACGATGCGCTGGTCGAGCGGCAGCGCCTGCAACTCGGCGGCCGTCAGGTTCAGCCGTTGCAAGGCGCCAACCGCCGATCCGGAACCAGCGGCGGCTTCCGACAACCGCGTGGTCAGCTTCTTGGTTGCCTGTTCGATCTCGCCCATGGAAACCCCGGCCAGTTCCCCGGCCCAAGTCAGCACTTGCAGGCTTTCGACCGTGGTTTTCAGCGACGCCGCCATGTCGGCCTGTGCGCCGATGGTCTCGAGGCCCGACCGAACCATCGCCACGCCAGCAGCGGCCGCCGCAACCGTCACCGCAGCCAGTGCAATCCCGGCCTTCCGTGCAAAGCTGGTAAGCCGGGCGTTGGCCAGTTCCATCTCGGTCGAGAGGCGACCAAAGCCGCGCGCGCCAGCATCGCCGATGCCTTCCAACTCGGCACGCACCTGGCGGCCGCCTTCCGCCACGAGCCGGACGGACACACGCTTTTCAGCCATCGCGGCCTCCTTCCATTTGTTCGTTCAGTTTGCGCACCATTACCGCCTCGACCTCGGGCAGCAGTTCAGCGGCGATCAGGGTGTTGATGCCCAGCGCCTCGGCCATCGCGAGCGCCGCGCCCATGTCCCAGCCGAGCACGGCGCCGGGGATCACGCGGAGTTGGCCGCCGAGGCGACCGACCAAGTCCCAGACCTGCCAGCCCTCCGGCGTTTGCGGCCGGTTTAGCCTTGCGGGGCAGTCGGGGCAGGCAACTTGGCAGGCCGCGCAGTATCGGTCGCCACCGCCGAAGGACCAGTCGGCAAGGGCGCGGAGACGTTTTTTTCTGCGTCCAAGATCAGACCCTTGGCGACATACGTGGTCTGGAACGCCTCGAAGACGGGCCAGATTTCCAGCAGGGCGTCGATGCCCTCGGGTGATACGGGCACAATATTGCCAGCATCATCGCCCACGCCCTGCCAATCCAGCACAGCACGGCGGGCAACGGCCTTGGCCATCGCGAGGGCCAGCGCCTCTTGGCTGGCACCCTCAGGCAGGGCCTCGATGGCCGGATCGGCGCGCGCCGACACCATCAGCGCGGTGGTCAAGGGGCCGACGAGCAAGCGCAAGCCAGAGGCGAGGTCCAGCCATTCAGGCTTGGCGGTCAGGTTCAGTCGGATCATGATCAGTATCCTGCAAGGGTGTTGATGAGGACGGCGGTGCACATGCGGGCGGGGCTGGTAGCCTTGGCGGCCATCCAGTCAAAGGTCGCCTGCACGCCTTGGGGCCCGGCGATCTCGATGCGCGGGCGGGGCAGATAGACAGCATGGGCGGTGAAGGTGAAACTGGCGTTGGCCCCGAGGCTGTAGTTGAACTCCAGCTCGCAGGGTGTGCCGTCGATCGCTTGGGTGATCAGCGCCATGTCGGAAAACCGCACCTCTATCCGGCCCGACAGGGCGGCCATGGCGGGATCGGCGCCATCAATGCGCCCATCGCCGCGGATGGTCTCGATCCGGTCGAGGTTGTTGGAATAGGTGATCTCGGCCGAGACCACGTTGCCGAGCGCCGTGCCGTTCCGCTTCACCGTGCCGTTGAAATGGCCAAACCGCTGTAGGCCCAGCGCGGTGGGCGTGCCAGCGGCGGTCGCTGCGGCGATGGTTTCGCCTTGCGCGACCAGCCGCGCGGTTGCAGTCAACAGACCCGACCGCTGCATTTGCCAGGTCAGCTGGTCCAGTACACAGCCGGAATACATCGCGAAACGTGGCACCTCTGGCATCGCGGTTTCAATCGCCATGCTGGGCAGTGTCCAGTTGCCAGACTGGAAGGTGTGGGTCTTGGGCGTTGTGCCGCTGGTCACCGGCTGGCCGAACGCCGCCTTCAGCCAGAACCCGAACGCCTCGACATCGATGGGGATCACCACCTCGCCATCGGCGGTGACCGCGTCCTTGATCGGGGTCAGGGGATCGCGGCCATAGCCCAGCAGTTCGGATTCCAGCAGCGGTTGTTCCGATCCCAGCGTGGTCCGGGCGAAGGGCATCAATCGGAACCCGCTCACGGGCGGGGTGCCGTAAACCGTTTCATACGCAAGCGCCATTTGCGCCCGCGCGCCTTGCGCACGTGCCATGGGGGTCTCCTCGATGTTAGGGGTGTCAGGTCAGTGGGCCGGTGGTGGTGTAGTGCAACACGATGGTGATGATCGCCGCCTTCAGCGCCGCCGCGCCCTCGATGGGCAGATCGACCGACGCAGGTGCTTCTGGTTCAACCCAATCGCAGAGGCCGCCAAGAGTACGGTCGGTTTCCAGCGCCGTGCCGATGGCGGCTATCAGGATGTCAAAGGCGCTCGCCCTGCCAGTGCCCGCTTGGACGACAACCTCCAGTTCGGCCCGGTGCTGATAGTGGTAACGCAGCGGCGACAGCGTCACCTCCGGCTCGCCTGGCTGGCCATCGCGCAGGATGATCAGGCCCGCTATTGGGATCCGCTCGGGCAGCACCTCGTCACGCAGGGTAAGGGCGACAAGCGGCTGCAGCCGCGCATGCAGTGCGGCGAGAATGGTTTCGCGGGTGGTGGGCATGACAGCGCGCTTCCTGAATTGTGACTTCTGTGATGGTCTCGGACATGCTAAAGGTAATACCCATGAATACTCGCCCGGAGCAGCACCCATGAATGCCGTCCGCCCCATCGCCGTAAAGCTCGATCAGGATACCCGCGACCGCCTCAAGCGCCTGGCGGATGCCAAGGACCGCTCGACCCACTGGATGCTGCGCGAGGCCGTGGCGCAATTCGTCGAGCGCGAAGAGAAGCGTGAGGCGTTTCGTCAGGCCGGGTTGCAGGCATGGCGGGAGTATCAGGCGACCGGCAAGCACGTCACGCATGACGAAGCCGATGCCTGGCTTGCGAAGCTGGAAGCAGGCGAAGAGGCGGCAGCTCCTGAATGCCACAACTGATCTGGTCGCCCGCCGCACTGCGGGATGTCGAACGGCTTTACCGTTTCCTTGCTGACAAGAACCCCGATGCCGCCCGACGCGCCGCCAAATCCATCCGCGAAGGCATGAACATCCTGCGCGATCAACCGGGCGCCGGGCGACCGGCCGAGGACATGGAACCTGAATTCCGCGAGTGGTTCATCACCTTTGGCGACAGTGGCTATGTGTCGCTTTACCGATTTGACGGTGAAACGGCGGTGGTTTTGGCTGTGCGCCATCAACGCGAGGCTGGCTACTGAGCAGAAGGGGCGATCACACTTTCTCCTCCACCCAATTCGCAACAATTCGCCCCGGCACGCCGTCCACCGCCCGCTCGGCATCCCGCGCCAGATCCAGCCGCTTGCGCAGTTTGACCTGCGGCACGAGCAGGAAAATCGGCACGGTCGCCACGCCGCGTCCGGTCTTGGATTTCGATGCCACGGCCCGGCCTTTCGAATTCAAGCGCCCTTCCGCCACCAGCAGGCTCGGCCCGCGACGGCGATAGATGAACCGCAGCCGCAACCCCGTGCGGCGCTCCCATTCGCCGGGGGTGATCCGGCCTCCCTTGGTGCTTTTCCCTGCGGCCGGGGTGGGGATCGCCAGCCAGAACCCGTCCATTGACCGGATCAGTGGCCCGGTGTCATGCGCGCCGATGATCACCGGCGCGTTGGACCAGACCAGCGCGGCCGCGTTCAGGCTGTCGCCGGATTTGGGGAAGCTGGCGAGGCGGATGGAGTTGCCCAGCCTGGTGCCGAGGCCAGCGCCGGTGATCTGACCGCGCCAAGCGGATTTCAGGGAGGTGCCCGCTTCGCGCATGGCGGCGGACACCGCCCTTTCACCGGCGGCGATTTCGGCTTGCATCAGCGCGATGAGGTCGGGGTCGAAGGCAATCTTCAGCTTCATGATGGGCGCAGGTCCAGTGACCAGATCAGGCGCTCGCGGTCGCGCACTGGCTCGCCCTGAATGGTGAAACTGTCCACGCCGATCACGATCAGATCGCCGGGGCGGGGATCGGGCAGGTCGGACACGCGGACGTCCACCATCATTGTGTCACTGACAAACCGCCCAGCGCCGAATTCGGTGATGCGGTCCGGGGCACGGCGGATGATGCGGATGGGGCGTTCCTCGGACGTTGAGGCGGAAATCCAGACAGCGGCCGCCGCCATGGACGGGTTGGCATAGATGCGGTCTATGGCGGCGGCGAAGACGTTCATCGGAAGCGCCTGTCAGTTCGAAGTGTGAATGCGGATCGCGATGCGCGGCCGCTTGTTGACGGGCAGGATTGACGCCTCTGTCATCAGGTCGATCCAGCGACCCTTTTCGTCGAGGTGCTGGCGGGCATAGAGCGGCAGACCCATCGTGTTCGCGGCCTCGAGCAGGTTGGCCGGGCCGCCGTAGGTCGTGAAGGTGTCCATCGTGCCCAAGGGGAACGCGATGCCTTCGTTGGCCGGAACCAGCCGTTCGGTGGTCTTGGTCGAAAGGGTGACAGTGCCCGCGTATTCCTCGAACACAATACCCGCGAAGGGGAAGTTGCGGCGCACATCCTGGCGCAAGGGCTGCGCGCCGGTCGCAGCGTAGAACTTGTAGGCCTCTTCCGTCTTGGGGTGCGCGATCAGCTTGTCGAAGAATTCCCGGCTGACGAGGGCATGCACGTCGGACATGCTTTCGCCGAGTAGATTGTCTTCGATTGCCCGCAAAACCTCTCGGACCTTGCTTTGGACGAGGGTGCTAGCGGTGCCCAGCAGGAAATCAACCGAGATCTGCGCCAGCCCGAATTCGGTGAAGTAATTGTAGAGGGTGGTGCCAGCGCCATCCTTTACGATGCCGCGCAGGGCGTTCATCTCCATGTATTCGCGGGTCTGGGCATGCTTGCGGCGCATGAGCCGCAGCTTGCGGTTCATCACCTCGACCAGAGGATCGGCGGCATCGAAGGCGCCCAGCGCGGGTTGGCCCTGAATGTCGCCGGGCAGGATCACGTCATCATGCGGGATCCATGGCAGCGCGAAGCTGCGCATGGAACGGCCTTCACGGGTACCGACCGTGGAGGGGCCACCCAGCGGAACCGACGGCAGCAGGTTCAGCACGCCCTCGTACTGTTCAATGATCACCGAGCGCTGGGTGACACCTTCGAAGCGGAACAGGCCGATCTGGCCAAGGCGGGTGTAGAGGTTGGGCAGGATGTTGATGGCCTGCGTCATCTCGGCCAGCGAGTAACCGCCAGCGTCGAAGGGATTGCGAACGATGGTCATGGGGTGCTCCGGGGATTTGGGAAAAGGGATGCCGACGTCGCGCGTCAGACGCCGTCGCGGGCGATGATGCCGACGGCGGCCAACTGGGCGATCTTGGCGGTGATCTTGGCCGCGTCGTTGACGGTGCCCTCATAGGCCAGGCCTGCGCGCGACACGATCGAGGGGCCACGGGCGACGACGATGCCGACAGCGTCGGCCAGCGTGGCATTCACCGGATAAAGCAGCACGGCGACGGCGACCTGTGCGCCATCCGCCCCAGTTGCGGCGGACAGGGTGTATTTGCCACTGGCGGTGATCCGGCCAAGGACGGCACCGGAGGGGTAGTTGGTGCCGATCAGCAGGGTGATCACCTCACGGGTGTAGTTCGGATTGACCTCATATTTGAGGACATCGCCCATGCTGGGCGGTTCCGTCAGGATGGGCATTGGTCAGTCTCCATAGTTTGGGGAAGGGGGGAAGGTGGAGGAAGAGCGCGCTGGTTCAGCGCTTCGCGTCTGTCGCGGCCTTCTTGGCGGCAGCGATGATCGGGCTGTCTTTGACAGCAGCGGCAGCCGGTGCGGTGGCGATGATGCCAGCGGCATCGCTGCGGGCGGCGAGATCGGCCAGGACCCGGGCGCGCAGCGCTTCGGGTTTGAGGCCCTTTGTAACTGCGTCCGCCGCGTCGATGGTTACGCCGAGCCGGGCGGCCTGCGCACAAACCTGCGCCACCTCGGCGGCCTCGGAGCGAATGGCGTCGGCGGTCATCGTCGATGGATTGGTCGAAGCGGCAGCATCGACAGGCGGGACTGACGGGGCTGCTGCGGCAGGTGCAGGCGTTTCGATGGGAGTTTCAGGCGTGGTGGTCATCTGTGGACCCTTTCTGCTGGGGGAATTTGTGCCGCGGGGTGCGGCGGCGAAGGTGCGGAAGGCTGTGACGGGATCGGCCAGTTCATCCGCCAAACCAGCGGCGATGGCATCGGCCCCGCGGAACACGGCAGCTTCGGTGGCCAGCGCGGATGCATGAGTCAGCCGATCCCCGCGACCGGCAGCGACGGTTTCGGCGAAGAGGAAGCGCACCACCTCCAACTCGCGCTGCATCTGGTCGTGCACGGCCTCGGGCAGTGGCTGGTACGGGTTGGCGTCGATCTTGTGCGATCCCGCATGGATCAGCGTGACGGCGATGCCCTTCTGGTCCAGCGCCCCGCTCATGTCGGTGTGCAGCGCCACAACGCCTATGCTGCCGACAGCGCCGGTGCGGGGGACGATAATCCGGTCGGCCTGGGAGGCGAGGACATAGCCAGCCGACAGCGCATGTTCAGCGACAAAAGCGTGGACCGGCTTCTGCGCCCGCGCAGCCCGAATGCGATCGGCCAGATCGAAGGCGCCCGCAACCTCACCGCCGAAGCTGTCAATGTCCAGCGCAATGCCGCGAACGCCGGGATCGGCCAGCGCCGCGTGCAGCTGGGCGGCGATCCCCTCGTAGGAGGTCAGGCCCGACGATTGCCCGATCCACGCGCCGCGATGGACCAAGGTTCCGGCGATTTCGATGACTGCGATGCCATCGACCACCGCATAGGGCTGGGTGCCGTTGCGCTGATGACGCTGGGCAAGGTCATTGCCGAAGAGCGAGGCCCGGGCTGGAAGAGCAACTGCGGACGGATCGGAAACGTCCGCGTCAACGCCATGGAAGGTGATTTCCTGTCCGGTGATGCGCGGGCCCAGCCCGGACAGGAAAGCCAGCGCCTTGGCCGGATCGACCATCAGCGGGGTGTTGAAGACGCGCTGGGCGATTTGCGCGTGGTGCATCATGCGCCCCCCTTGGGGTCGGGTTTTTCATCGGCGGTGTCGTCGGCCTCGTCGTCCTTGGCGCTGTCCTGATCCGCATCTTTCGCCGTGCCTTCACCCGGCCCTTGCGCGGGTGACCCCGGTCGCCGGAAGTCTAGGCCCAACGCCAGTTCGCGTTTCCGCTCGGCGGCGATTTCGCGGTCGACCTGTTCGGCGTCGTAGCCCCGCTCCGCCAAGGCTTGGGTGCGGGATTTCAGGCCTGCCTCGATCTGCAGGATTTCGGCCGAGGCGTCCTTCATCGGGTCGATCCAGTCCCACTTGGTCGGGAGCCAGGCGCAGGCCTGATACTGCCGCCGCTGGCTGTCATAGCCCGGCAGGTCCAGAGCGCCCGACAACACGGCGGTGTCCATCCAGCGCACCCAGACCGCGCGGCAGAGCTGATAGACCAGCACGCCGTGCTGCCAGGCAGAGATGCGGCGGCGGAATTCGATCAGGCTGATCCGCGTGTTCGAGAAGTTGCCCTTCGCCGTATCGCCGGTCAGATAACCATAGGGCACACCAAGCGCGGCCGCGATCTGCAGCAGGGTGCGGTACTGGAACGGCTCATAAGTGCCGCCCGAGTCCGGTGTGGCAGGGGTAGACACATCCTCGCCCGGATCCAACCGCACGACTTGGCCGGGTTCAACCTCCAGATCCTCTTCGGTCGGTTCCAGCGGCGTTTCCGGGGCGGGCGACGTGATGAACATCGCGAACATCGCCGCGATTTTCTTCCGCTCCAGCTCAGCATCGTCATAGAGGTCCAGCGTAAACAGCTTGACGATGGCGGCCGCGAACCGCGACACGCCGCGCAGCTGGCCAGCCTCGACCGGGTCCAGCACCTGGATTACGTCGCCAGCCGGGACGCGGACGGTTTCGCCGGATAGACCCGGATCGGTCAGATCACCCGGGTGGCGGCGCAGGAAGTGATAGGCGACGCGGCGGCCGATGCCGTCAAACTCGATGCCCTGACGGATCAGCCCGGAACCGGGCAGGGTGCGGTTCAAATCCAAGGGCAGCATTTCGGCAGGCAGCATCTGAAGCTGCAGGGGAACGGTCAGCCCATCCTCCACCCGACGCGGCCGGATGCGGATGAAGACCTCGCCCGACAGGAACACCTCGCGGGCCGCCCGGCGCTGCAACCCGTAGAAGTCCGTCAGCCCCTCGGCATCAGCATCATCCGTCCAGGCGAGCCACAGCGCCTGCAGCTCTTCCTTCTTGGCGGCATCGGCGATGGTCGAAGAAGGCTTGATGCCATCGCCAACGACATTGCTGGCGAAACTCTCCACCGCGTTTGCCGCATAGCCATTGTTCCGGACCAGCCAGCGGGCGCGGGCGGTGATCGTGTCGCCCGAAGCGGCGATCAGCGTGTTCACATGCGCGCGGCTGGCGCGAAATCCGCGCAGGCGACGATGGGCCTGCGCGGCATCAAACCCGCCTATGATACTTCCGATGCGCTGACGGAACGCTTCGAATGCCATCACAGACCCTTCGAGGCGACAGTGCCCCAGCGACGACGACGCGGGGTGCCGGTTGTGGCCGTGGCGATCCGGGTTTCCAGATCGCTGATGGCATTCGCGAGTTCCGCGTCCGAGCCATAGTTGATCGATTTGCCGTCGTAGCTGACCGAGCGGACGCCCGCATAACGGGCCTCCTGCAGCGTGGCCAAAAGGGCGCGCATCCGTTCCAGATCCATCTCAATCCCTCATGAAGTTCGGTGTGTAAGCCCGGCGCTTGCGCCGTGGCGTGGTCGGTGCCCCAGCCTTGGGCGGGGTGGGTGTGGTCGGTTCTGATGCCTCAACCCCGACAGCTGCCGGGATGACTGGCGGTCGGGTTTCCACCCCGGCCTGCGCCTCCAGCCGCCGCCAGGTTGCCTCATCCCAGCGATCCGCGCCCATGATCCACGCCGCCGCCCGCGCATAGACGCGGGCGTCCAGCGCCTCGTTACGCTCGCGCATCTTCTGCCATTCCAGGCG